GACTAAATGAAGAGCTTACGCTCCACAAGGGTAGTGGTTTTAAGCCACATTTGGTCACCCTTCAACACCTTTTCAGGTGGGTGTACGTTATTTTACATTTACGAGTTGCGTTTTACGCTCCATACTCTAAAATACATTAAAATGAATAATATAACGATATAGAATCCAAATCAGGATTCATACTGCTAACACAACAAGTGATCCAACGGCTGTTCCCGTTGATGTTGTAAAATCACCTGTTGCTATTAAGCTGATTGCACTATCTGCTGTTCCATCAGATGTGAAATACCATGTGCTTCCCAGAACAGAATCAGCTCCGGAAGACACTGTAGTCAAGGACTGTTGAGCTACACTATTTTTGTCAAAACTCAAAGCACTCAAAGTTGTCGCACCACCATAAACAAATTGAATTGTATAATTTGCTAAATAATTTCCTGGTGGAAAAACAATACTTCCTGCTGTATTAACAGCTGCAAGGCCATTGGTGTTGGCCGTTGCAAGTGCCAAAACTAATGGCACAGTATTAGTCATTGATTCTGCCGATGTTGATCGAAATAAACTAACACTATTATTTGCTGGTGCAGTTGTTGCGGATTCCAAAACTGGAACAGAAAGCGTCACATTGTAACGCACTCGCAATTCTCCAAGAGTTGCGCTATTTGAAGCTAACCCTTGTGTTGCGATATTTAAATTACCTGCATCATAAGTTTTAATATCTGATGCTCCTGGCAAACCTGCCGGCCTCACATAAAGTGTGGGATAAAGTGCATGCATTTGGCGTGCTGTTAATGGCATTCGTAACGGAACGGATGGCATTGAATCCACATGGGGAATAGTGTCCTCCATTTGTTGTTTTGATGCTGGCGGGGAGTCACTAGCGTCGAAATCGACACTAAAAATAACTTTCCCTGTTGTTCCAGCTGTTGCAAACCCTGTAACTTCGGGTTTGTAATAAAATTCTAACATATTAAAGTGGTATTTTTCCCACTGTTGGGCTATCTTTGATAACCATGGAAACGTTCCTGCTTGGCCTGGATTGATGGCATAGGCAGTATTGTTGAAATTGGCTCCTGTGGAGCCTCCGATAACTTCGGCTATGTATTCATCTTCAACAATTGTGCAAGTTCTCCCTGTCAAACGGGTCGTAGAAGCTTGCTCAGCTCCCAAGGATGAAGGATTTCTTAATCTCCTTCCTGCTTTC